GACCCGCCACTGCCTGCAATGACAGGCACAAGCACCATTGGCTTACTGCCAAACGGCAAGTGCAATTCGTCATATCCCATTGCCGCACCAGCTTGAATTAACTTATATCCCACACCGTTGTGGTGCGAAATCATTAGGTCACGCTGCAGCTGCGGAAAGTTGACGCACAGCAGTTTGATCGCGTCCGCTGGCGTCCTTAAGTTGTAATACTCGTGATGGGTGCCGTACTTTTCACCTAGCTCACCCGCAAGCATTACCAGTTGCATAGCGGTAAACGGCGGCGACCCTCGACCTATAGTATCGCCCGAACACTTCCAACGCACTTAGGCTGCCATGCCTCTGGTGCAGGATCTTGTCGTCAGGAATGTATATAGCAGCGTGCATTGGCGTTCGCGTTCCAAGCCTCATGATCAACACGTCCCCAAGCTGACGCGCCTCAAATGGCACTGACTTAAAGCCATACGCCTCAGCCTGATCCAAAAAAATACTATCCGTCGTTTCAAGGTCAACAGGTCGGTCAAAATCAGGCAGCTCAATTCCGCGAAGAGCATAGAACTGCCGCACTAACGAAAAGCAATCCTGCTGACCGTAGGCAAACTCTCTGCCAATCAAGGTTCGATAGTTTTCCATGTGCTATCTGGAACCGAAAACACATACCACTTCAATTTAGTCTGCTTGCAGCTTTTAAGATCAAAATTACTAGGGCCGCCACCTTTTGGATGCGAATGCACAACCGCTTCAATGTCGCCAGTCTGCATAGCCTTTAAGTAATCAACTGGATTTAAAACAAAATCAAGCTCAGGCTCGTCAGCAATATTGACGCAAGGAAAATACGCTCCAGACACAATGAGTCCGCAAGCCTCCCTGGGAAACTCTTCGTAAGCATGAGCTTCGGCTTTAAGCCTGCACCCTTGCTCCAAGGAATCCTCCGTACGGTAAAACAATACTGTTTTCACCCTGATTGTCAGGGAAGCGCAAGCGACAGCTAGAGACCCGCTTGCCGCAGTGGTCAAACTTTTCCACCGCTTCGTCGAATGTTAAACCGTTTGTTGTAGCAAGCGCCTGCATTTCTGCTTTTGTAATTTCTGCATCATCAACTCTGAAGTATTTATTGCCCTTATAAGTGCAACGTTCTCCACGATAGTGCCAAGGGCAAAACTCAGTAACCTTGCGACGCGGTAATTCAACATTCACAAGATCAAGCTTTGCCGTTAGCTCAAACTCAACAAACTGCAAATTTTCATTTGCAATGCGGTCGATGTACCAATGCTCTTCAGTTTTGGCGTCGGGATCAGCAGTAGGGTTTCCACTGCTGAAATTTGCAGCATCCAAAAACTTTTTAAAAGTTCTAATGCGCACAACCTCTGCCTTTAAAGGGTTGTAACCTTGCTGCACAATCAAAGAACTAATCGCACCATTTACGTTGGCTACCTTCAGTGTCGGCCTCGGAATCATTCCCTTTGCTGATGCCTCAAACCCAGACGCCTCAACAGGTACGGCAGGGTAAGTTTTGCCATTGAACTGAATAGGGGCCGTTAAATCGTTTGTCCCGGGATGGTAGTACAAAGTTTGAAGAACACCATTAACGTTTTTTGTTAAACGAATCTCAAACAAATCGATAACCGCACTTGGCTCTAACTTGTGAAGTTCCTCAAAATACTGCGGTGCGCTGTTACGAAGATCATTGACAAACTGTGGAGTGTTGTCGGTCATGGCTCAAACACCTGCTCAAAGGTTGCATCAATGTTAAATAAGTTTGAATATGGCATAGTTTTTTGCCAACTTCTGCAAATCCAGTTATATGTGCTTGTCTCATCTGGGGGAGACCATTGAAAAGCCTCTTGGCCTGCCCTGGCCTCTAAGAAATCTTCAATTGAATTTGCATCAGTAGCAGTGCGATTGTTCCATGACAAGGTCCATACCTTAGGGTCTTGCTGGATTCCAAAGACTGCTCTTTGCGAGTAGCCGGACCCAAAAGCTATCTCTCTGACCTTTGGATTTGATTGCTTTCTAGCACCGTAATCAGGGCTGATGTCTGGGAAAGTAGCCATTAGCTAAGTAGACCTCCAGGGCGTTTTTGCTTAATTAGCTCAGCCTGGACTGCTGCGCCAATAGCTGAGCCTAAAGCTCTTGCACTTTGATTATCACCTTGGGCTCGGGTGCCTGACGCATCTACGTTTACAACCACATTGGCAACGCCAGCACCAGCCCCAGAAGCCTCAACGCCCAAGCGGCCATTTGCGTTTCGCCGCAATGGCATAATTGCCTCTGGGCCAGCCTCGCCCATAAGGCCCATGCCGTTTGCCATTGGGAAAATCGTGGGCTTGTCTACAACGCCGCCATAAGCGAAAGGAACAATCTTGTTTTCAGCAACAACATTCCCTTTAGCGTTAGGGAAAATTGACCCAAATAAAGATTGCATCCCAAACTGTATAAACATTCTTCCAAGAGATTGCGCCATATCAGCCAAAGACTCGCCCAACGATTTCGACTGAAAGATTAGGCCTTCAATTGCGCCGCCAAGACTGCTGGCAATCGTATCGCCTAGTTGCCTATAAAGGCCCTCAAGCTCTTGCGCCTGAGCCTCTTGTGCGGATTGAGCATCATCAAGCTCTTCCTGCAGCTTGCGAACGTTATCTCTTGCCTCAACAAGGCCAAACGCTTCAGAAAATGGCACGCCGTTCATCACTAAATCGCGGACCTCTTTGAATTTTTCTGAAAACTCATCGGTTTGTTCAAGCCTGGTCTTTCCTATTGAGATTTCATCCTGAATGCTTCTTACAGAATCTTTTGCTGCATTGTCTCTAGCTATTTGCGCAGACAAAGCAGATTTCTTAAAGTCATCATATTTCTTCTGCAACTCGTCTAAACGTTTCTTTTCTTCTTTTAAAGGATCGTCTTCGTCGGTTTTAATTTGTGGCAACTTTAGCTTAATAGGCTCAACAATGCCTGAACCTTGCGGCAAGCTGCCACCGCCTATTGCACCCTCAGCTAATTGGCCCTCAAGTATCTGTATCCGTTCTTGTGCTCTCTTGAGACGTGAGGCATCGGCGGCACGACCCTCGCCACGACCTTCAATCTGCTGTCTTTCAAGTCGTGCAAGATTGCCTTTTTCAATAGCTAAAGCTGCCTCTAATTCAGCAACAGTGCCGGTTTGCAAAAGCTTGTTGAAATTTTCTTGATCAGTAGCGGCTTGCCGCAAAGCATCAGCAAGTCCAACAACTCCTAGAGCCAAAGCTGTTAACGGCAACGCTGTCATTAAGCCGGTGCCAACCAATAAAGCCTTGTTTAACAAGCCTTGGGCAGCCGCTGTAAGCGTAATTTGAGCGCCAAAAGCTGCAAACATTATGCGCATATTTGACAAAAACGTGACTAGCTTTAACGCAATCAACGACTCAAAAGCTTTTCTCAAGCCAATTACGGCTCCAGTCACCAGTGCGATTTCAGCAACAGTTTTTACAGCCTCTCCGTTTACATTTGACAATCCAGCAACTAGTTTGTTGGCGTTGTCTAAAGCATCTTCGACTGCAGGCGTTAAGGCTTGGCCAAAAGATCGTGCAAGCTGATCAACATTGTCCTGCAACGTGCTGAATTTACCGGCCAGGGTTGTTGATTGACTTACTGCGCCATCTGCATATTTACCACCTTGATCTGTTATACGCTCAAGAATTGCAAAAACAGCTTCTGCAGAAATCTGATTATTTCGCATAGCGTCAGCAAATTCTTCGCCACTCAACCCGTAGGCCTCTCTTAGCGCTGTCTCAATATCAACGCCGCGCTCCCGCAGCTGGTTTAGCTCTTCTGCCTGCAGCGAACCACGGCTTTGAATTTGACCAAATGCACGAGCAATGCCCTCAAGATCGCCACCAGTTGCGCCGGCAACGTCACCAAGCTGTTTAGTTGTTTCAACGAGCTTGGCAGTGTCGATGTTGTAGGCCTTGAGCAGCTTCGCTGTTTGAATTAGTTCTGAACTTGTGAACGGCGTTACAGCCCCAAACTCTTGCAGCTCCTTAATAACTGTTTGCGCCTCCTCCAGGCTGCCAGTTAGCACCTCAAGGCTTTTTGTTTGTGTCTGCAGTTCAGCCGTTTTGACTAGCGTAAATCGTAGGCCTTGGAAAACAGCAAAAGCACCGCCTAACCGTGCAGCGACTGAAGCTAAGCCTGAAAAGCTTTGCTTGAGCCTTTGCGTTTGGATTTCTGTTCTCTTGAATTGACGTTCAAGCTTTTGCACCTCAGCTTGACCGTCAACTTTGGCCCTGATTCTGATAAGCGCGTCTTGTGCCATTACTCAGAGCGGTTGCCGTTCATAAGTTTCAAGACTGTAGCCTCAACAATCTGCAGTTTTTGCAGCGTCAAAAGCTCGTCTTCAACCTGATTCAGTCTAAACACCCACATCACAGCTGTATAGTCCAGCCCCACAATGCCGCTCATCGACACACGCCATTGCGTTTGGCACTGGAAAAAAACCTCAAGCGTCTGCCAGTTCTCTTCCCACACTTCAAAATCCTCAGCCTTTTCAGCCTTGCGTCGTGCGTTGATTTCGCCAGGGTCTAGCCCCTCGTCAAGCAACTCTTGCGTGCTTTTCTCAAAGACGCCACCGCCTTTGCACCAATGCGTGGCGGCGTCTCTTAGTTTTTTGCTGAACCCCCGCTTAAAAAGTCGGTGTAAGCATTGATGACCGCACGCAGCACATAAGGGTCATCCAACATCTGTGCCATTGAACCTGAGTCAAATGGCACTTCCTCTCCCTCCTCATCCTTAACGTCCTTCCAGCCGTCAAGGATCTCAGTGACCAAAGCATCTTCACCTTGCTCGGCGAGGGAAGCAAACTCTGACCGGCTCAGTTTTTTGAAAAGTGCCTTGAAAGTGTCTTTTCTGAACTTGCCGCCACTGCTGGGAGATTCAACAGTGACGGGCCATTCGTAAGAGCCAGGGTTTTTCTTGAGAACAAAAGGCATAAAAATTAGGTGAAAGCAAGCGAAATTTCGTCGTTTCCGCTGTCACTAGGCACCATCGTAGTAGGAATGTTCAACATAACAATCCCTTGGTCTTCAGAATAAGTCGGGTTGCCAAGTGACAAACCGCTGGTGGGTGAAGTCAAAGTGATGATGTTGCCTGCGGTTGAACCATGGACAATGCTGAGGTTGCCTGAGGTCCCTGCCACAGATAGTGCAAAGAAGTCTTTGACAGAAAGCGCAGGAGCCTCAACGACAAAGTTGGCAGTAGCTGCACGGTTGGTGATCTGCACCTCTTTGGAAGAATTAACCAGCTCTCTGTAAATTACTTCGTTGCCAAGATCGATTTCTGCAGACTGCAACGCCAGGTTGGTGGCTGAGTACAACGTAAAACCAGTTGTGTTGGTGTCGTTGAAAATCTCAGGATCAGCCTGATTGCTGAACGTAAGCGTTGGGGACGCAGTATCGGTAGGCGCGTTGTACTGCCCTGTAAGCGTGAAGTTAAAAACAGGAATTTGGTTAGCGTTCAGGCTGATGCTAAAAGTGCCACGGCAACCAGTGACGATGTGACGGATGCCGTCAGTGTCATAGTGAATGGTGCAGGACTCGAAGCCAGTAGAGCGTGGGGCATAAGTTACAGAGGTGTTCGCGACCTCAGTAGGATTCATGCCGCAAGCTCTTAGGATCGGGTCATATTTAGGGGCAGTGCCAGCAGTGCCGGACCCTGAATACTCAACCTCAAAGCTGACAATCACGCGGGTGTTAGCAATCAGCTGGGGGCTGTTGCCCAGATAGCTGCGGATCAGGTCACGAGAGAGGACCTCAGATTCAGCAGGCTGAATTTCAAGGTTGCGCAGCTGGATTGCATCGGCGCTACCCGTAGGAGTCGGATCAGTGCCGTAGGTTGACTCAATCTTTGCAAGCGCACTCCGTACGCGGGCTAGCTTTGCCATCGTTCAGAGCCTCAGAATTGAACAGTGTTTCTGTGATCAGTTTAATTCAACTGGTCGCCTAAGCCATGGTCAAGCTGCCGTCAAGTCCTCTCGATCTGTCCGGTACTTCACCAAGTAATCCATAGCTACAACACCAAGCGGCACGTCTGCATCAAAGAAGCT